GGAGACATCCCATAAGAAAAATGGGTGAGAACATAATCTTTTAGATAATTTCTTATATTTGGAGAGGCTAGAACAGCCATATCTATCAAGAACTAGATCCATCACTTTAACTCTACGATTGTCTTTTCCGACATCTATCTCATAAACAGAACGATACCACGGTGAATGACACGTGGGTAGAGCCTTAATATCAAAACCAGGTAAAGGACGCTGGAATGATACAAAATGATTAACAGGGATACAACCCTCAGCGACTAATCGTTGAGTAGGAGTTGTAATGTTGGATATACCAACAGGCCTTGTTACTCCCATACCACCATAACATTGTGGCATGAACAAGTTTCTATGAAAAACAGTGTCAAGAGGACGCTGTCCAGAGCCAGTAAAGGTTATCTGGGACTTTGTTTCAAGGGAGATCTCCGCCCTATGTTCGCGGAGATACATTTCGAGGATATCTGCCTGTTTACCAGGCAGACACCCTTTAAGAAGATGATCTATATTAGAACAGAAATTCTCACTAGGGAGATTAGAACTGTGAGCCTTCGCGCTCTGGATCATATTAAAACTTTCTTCAACAGAATATCCTTCCGCAACTTTTGCGTGTAAAGGATGAAGATAAGTACCATCTTTCATCTGAACCTTATGCTGTCCATAAAAGAGACCAGCATTAAGATAATCAATCTGCCACGGAGTGGCCTTAGGATTCGATAAGTCATAGTGTAAGCTTGTAGAATTAACATTAACGTACTCCTTATGGACATACGCCTTACCTACTGACATGTTCAGACCAACTTCCTTTCCAATCCTCACATGAACAGGCCAAACGGCCGAGGGTGCAGCATAAACCATATCGTCACCATTGACTAATACGTGGTTCAAACGGTCATGATCTGACCAACCAGCTTGCATTTCTTTTGTAGCAAGGAGATATACTCCAAGATTGGCTAAACAAAGAATAGGAAAAGAGAGAATGGAGCCCATGAGCTGACCATTCTTTTGTATACCACGATACTCAATAGATTTCCCCTTAGGGTAATATAGACTATGAGGACCCAAAACAGCTAAGGCTAGTTTCTGGTGAAGTTCGGGTAGAAAGGCTATAAGATAGCGAAGGATGCGACCGGAAAACTTCCAAGAAAGTCCATCGGTGGCAGCAGAATAATCAATGCTGAACCATTTCATCCAAGGAGCAGCTCGACGACGGAGATCAATAAGATCTGTTGGAGATAATGGACGGCCAATAAGCCGAAATGGACCCATTTCTCGCATCGAGTCATGCATTGCCTTCTGCAAAGGCTTCATAGAGTAATAAGGTAATGATTCACCTTTTGAAATAACTCTAACCTTGAAGGGTTCAAGAACACATTG